CCTAGATGCTTTAGATACAAAAATTGATAACTCTGTTGTAGATCAAGCCACACTTGCGGGTGTTGGTATTGACTGGAATGCCGTAACTACACAGTTTGACATTGACTCTACAGTTGCTACAAAATCTTATGTTGCAAACTCAACATCCGTAGTCACTAAGGGTTCAAGTTTTACATTAACTTTAGCAGATGCTAGCAAGACTATTCTTCTTTCTACTACTACTCCAATGACTTTGACTATCCCGTCAAATTCTTCAGTTGCTATTCCAATTGGATATCAATATAACCTTGTTGAAATTGGAACAGGAAAAACAACTCTATCTGCAAGTTCTGGAGTTATCATAGGAAGCAAAAATTCACAACTATTTTTAGATGGACAGTACAGCAAAGGAACGCTATTAAAGATCGATACAGATACTTGGATTTTTTATGGCGATGTTTACGAAGGTGCAGTTATTGCTCCTGTTACTCCAGCAGTTACACCTGCAGTTACACCAGTAACACCAGTAACACCAGTTACTCCTGTAACTCCTGTAACTCCTGTAACACCTGTAACTCCAGTAACACCAGTAACTCCTGTAACGCCACCAGTAACTCCTGTAACGCCACCAGTTACACCCGTAGTAATGAGAACAGTTCCAAATGTTGTGGGCTTAACACAGGCAGCAGCAACAAGTGCAATTGATGCAGCAGGATTATCAGTAGGAGGTTTTGCAACGGGATCAACCACATATGATTCTGCAAATGCTGAAAAAGTTCAAAGCCAATCTCCTACAGCAGGAACATCGGTTCAATCAGGATCAAGTGTTAACCTTACAATGTGGAATTATGTTGCATCAGTAACACCAGCCATCCAGCCAAGTATCAGTATCATAGAGGAGTCTAGCGACTGTACTTCAATTAGTATTAATTGGATAGGAACTGGAGCATCATGGGCTGTTACAAATAGTACAGGCTGGACTGCTACTCAATCTGGAGAAGGAAGCGGTGGATATTGGACTGCATCATTACCTTGCGGAACAACAAAAACATCAACTCTAAGAATGTACTCTGGTCCAAATCAAACTGGAAGCCAGGAAACTCAGGCATTTACAATATCAACAACTTCATGTACAACATGTAATCAGCAGGTTACACCAGTAACAACTCAAACATATTACGCTTGTTGTACTGATAGCCCAGGGGTTAGTGGACAATATTCTAGTTCATCAGCAGCAACAACTGGTTTAAATGCACTCTGTGCAGCCACACCAGGAAGCACAATAGATCCACAAGGAGTCTCAACAACTGCACTAAATTGTACTTCTGTCACACCAGCAGTCACCCCTGCAACAGGTCCTAACACTTACACCTATACATACTATGACGGTAAGTGTAACTATCAAGTTAAGAACTCAAATGGAACTTATCTAAGAGACTACTCAACAAACCTTTGTACAAACTCAGGAACAGATGAGTCAGGGGCAACACTTCCAAACTGTAATCAATCAGGATGTACACCAGCATCAGTCACCCCTGCAGTTACACCTGCATCAGTTACATACTATATTGGATACTCTTCATGTAATAACAATTCTGGAATTTATGGAACTGGAAGCCCATCGGTTAGTGGCCCATTCACAGCAGCATCGATGCCAGCAGATGTTGTTACTGGGCCATCATCAGCAAGAGAAGTATTAAGATATAGATCAACTTCTGCAGAAGCATTGTCAGCAGCAGCACAAGCAGGATGTTTCCAAGCAGTAACACCTGCGGTCACACCAGCAGTAACACCAGCAGTAACACCTGCAGTAACACCTGCAACATCACAATGGTATTGCACTACTAACGAGCAAGGATTATTGTATCAATATACAACTACCACTAACGATAGTGGATGCGTTACTGGAGTTGCTAATACAACATGTGTTTATGGACCAGCAGGAACATCCTACCCATCTGCACCTGCTTTCCCATGTGGTTCTGTAACACCTGCGGTTACACCAGCAGTAACACCTGCAGTAACACCTGCGGTCACACCAGCAGTAACACCTGCGGTCACACCAGCAGTAACACCAGTTGACTGTACTTCATGTTCACCAACACAAAGTTATAACAGTACAAGGGCTGTATCAACAAGCGTCTGTGCTTCTGGAATAATGAACACATATGTTTGCTATACCCCAGGTACTTGCCCTAACATAACAACAGACACAGGTTGCCAACCTGCATCAGTAACCCCAGCCGTTACCCCAGCAGTAACACCTGCTGTTACACCTGCAGTAACACCTGCAGTAACACCAGCAGTAACACCTGCTGTTACCCCAGCCGTAACTCCTTCTGTTACCCCATCGAACTGTACTTGCTATCTTGATTACATCTGGCAGAATTGCCCAACATGTTGTAACGGTCAATGCGCTTACTAGTCATTATGATATACTAGTAAGAGGAGGATATTTATGGACAAAGAATTGTCAGCGTGGGAAAAATATAAGGAAAGTCTTGGAGAATCAAGACCTTGGCACTTGCTAGATAAAGAAAATTATGTAGAAGATGAAGTAGCAAAAGAAAGATTTTCTATATGCAAAGGATGCCCAGAATTGATTAAATTAACAACACAGTGTAAAAAGTGTGGGTGTTTTATGGCAGCAAAGACTAAACTTAAGATGGCTTCATGTCCAATAGGAAAATGGTAATGAAAAAAAGACAGTTAGCACCAGGGATAGTCGTATACTCTGACGTTCTTGAAAATTATGATACTTTAGTTCAAGACATTGAAGAGGGACTTTCTACTTCTGGACAGCAGTGGATGCAATCTTCAATACAAAAAGATGACAAGATACAGGTAGACACAAATTACAGAGACACAATGCTTATTAGTGTAAATTATAAAGATTTTATAAATGAAGATTTTATAAATTTACAAGACGCTTTTAATTCAAGTTTATCAAATATGTTTTTAACTGGTTTTGGTCCTTTAGAATCAGACTACAAACAAGATCATCAACTAGACACTACATCTCACGAAGAATATAGCATATTAAAATATGGCGAGGGACAAAAGTTTACAAACCATATTGACGATCATAAAGATCATCATAGAAGAATGTCCTGGGTCTACTATATTAATGATGACTATACTGGAGGAGAGATTTCTTTTCCAAGATTTAATTTAACATATAAACCAGTAGCAAATGAGTTTATAGTATTTCCATCAAACTATATTTACAACCACTCAGTTCTTCCAGTAATAGAAGGAACGAGATACGCAGTTGTTAGTTGGCTAAAATAATGATAGACATGGCTTTAGTTGAGCAGGCAAGGTTAGAAAACAGAATCCATATATTTAAAAATGTTTTTACAAATTTGCCATCATTAGATACAATTATGTCAATGGTTTCTAAGTATGTTGATGAGGATTTGACTGCTTTCCCAGACAGGTCATATCTTTTAAATGATTTTGTTGAAGGCGAATCTTCTGACATGAGATTAAAATGTAGGTTTTGGTCAAGAATGGCTTTTCAACTTTATGATACCAACGACCTATACATGTCTATAATCCCAGAGTTGGGTCCAGTAACTGAGTGGGGTCTTTCACATTATCCAGCAGATATTTATACTGGTAATTTTTGCTTAGTATCTTTAATGAAAAACAGGGGAGTTGTAGGAAGTAAACATAGAGACTATGTTGATCAATTCCAATGGGTAATTAAAGGTGAGATGATCTGGCGCACAGGAGAGAATTTAGAGAATGAGCATCATCTTGTAGAAGGCGACTTTGTTTTTATCCCTAAAAATCTTGCTCACGAGGTTGAAACACTAGTAGCCCCACGAGTAGCAATTAATTTAATATTAAGAAACTAAAAAGCACCCACAGGTTTTACCCTACAGGTGCCTTTAGTTATTATATTTTACTTGGGAAATTTACTCATCCAAAATTTGGTTCTTGGAGTAATGCCCTTCCATGAGGACCAATCATCTCCACCGTTTGTCATGTAGTATGCAATCTCTGCATTCTTGACGGGATTGAATAGTTCAGCGTTAGAGTCAAGATCAAACTTGGTTCTACGATCAGGACCAAGGGCATCAATCATATTAATTTGGAACATACCATAAGACGAGTCACCAGTCTTGTGATTGCCGTTAAAAGCCAATGGTCGCCCATTAGACTCTTTTTTAGCAACTGCCCAAGCAACTACAAGGTCTTGACCCTTGAAGCCTACCAGAGAAAGCAGTTCCTTTAATTCTAAATCAGTTAGAGAAACCTTATTCTCAAAACTCTCTAGTTTTTTTGCCTTAGAAACCAAAAAAACCTCTTTCGAGGCGGGTTCCGATGTCTGAGCCTGTTCAAGGCTAAGATTGTTCTTAGTATCAAGACCTGAATCAGCATTTGCTCCGTTCGACAAAACAGTTACTAATGCTACGATACTGAGTGTGCTAATGATCTCTTTGTTTCTTTCGATAAATTTAATCATAGTTTCCTCCTTAGAAAACAATAACACCTTGGTAGGTGTCTATACCAAGTATAACATGTTTTTGGGCCAAAAGTCAAATTTGGGTGTATAATTATTTTATTATGACTACATATGACTTTTCTGCCACGGGAGTTAAATATCCCCTTGAAAACTCCCCCGTAAATGTACACGGAGACTTTAAAAAATTAGCAGAATCATTGGATGCAATTCTACCAGCGTATGGTGTATCATATTTTCAGATTAATGTGCATAATAACAGTGGAGCAGCAATATCTAACGGAGTCCCAGTTTATGCAACAACTGGAAAAGTAAATGGCAAGGTTACAATTGCAAAAGCACTTCCATCAACAACTGCACCAATATTAGGATTACTAAAAAACAATACATTAAACGGTTCTGATGGAATAGTGGTTGTTGCTGGAGTTATGGAAGGTTTAAATACTTCAGGCTTTGCTGCAGGACAAACACTTTATGTTGGCCAATCTGGAGGTTTGACAAATGTTAGACCAACAGGAGGATCAGCAGCAGTTGGAATTTGCGCTATTGCAGATAGTGTTAATGGAATTGTAATAGTAGAGGCAAAAGGAAACGGTACCTGGGGAGCACTCAGAGACGGTTTGTCGTGATATAATAAACCTATGGCCACATACAGAAACCCCAATGAAACCCCTATTACTGGAGTAGTTGCACCAGCAACATATAATATTGGGAACAAGCCACCGCTTATTAACTGGACTGTTGTAATTGGAGATACCGCATCTTTTAGAATTTATGTAGAAGATGATTTGGGAAATCCCTTAGATTATAATACAACCACCTTTGACCCAAATAATGCTGGTTGGAATATTACAGGAGACTTTAGAAGATATTCAGATAACGATGGAGACGATTTACTGTTTACTGTTTTGCCAGATAAAACAGACAATGATGACGATGGAGAATTTACAGTAACTTTGTCTGCAGCCCAATCAAAACAACTTTTAACTGGTGATGTTTTTGATATTCAACTAAAAGACGGTGATCGTGTTTGGACAGTCTGCCAAGGCGAGATGATTATGCTTGGTGAAATCACAGATCAGGCGTAACCAAAAATGGCAACAACCGTAATTTCCCAGGGTATTGCTTTAGCAGTATTAGTTTCAGCAGCAACAATCTCTCCAGGAATACAGATAGAAGATCTTAGTCCAGTATCTAGCGGTGTAGTATCTGTTGGGTATCCCAAGATAGTTACTCCAGCAGACATACTTCCTTTTAAGTTGACAATAACTAATATAGGAATTGAAGGATACGGTCAAAGCAATCCACCAGGAATTGGTGTTCAGGTTATTGGGTTTTCCAACTACATTCTCTAATAAGACTATTAAAAGGTATGTTATAATTGCCACATGGCCAAACTCACAATTCCAAATGTTAAGTTAAAATTCCAGACTGGTGATCGTCCTTCACAAGAAGATTACGTAGATCTAATCGACACCCTTTCATCCCAAGCAACAGATTTAGGATCAAAGGGTAATAATGAAAATGAAATCAATGGTATTGAAAACGTAACTGTTATTGATGATTTTCAGGCTACAGAGTGGCGCATGGTCAAGTATATTATTTCAATATCAAAGACCTCTGCAGGGGACAACAAGTTCTATGCAACCGAACTAACAATTCTTGCTGACGGTACAGATGTATCAGTTAGTGAGTATGGCACTATCGACAATGATGGGAATATTGGCACCATTAATGTCTCTCGCACTGGAAATACCGTGGCTATTACAGTCACTCCAGATCCTGCGATCAAGCCAGTCACCGTACGTTACGCACGTATGGGACTTAAGGCATAATAAAAGGAGATATAAAAAATGGCAACAGTAAATAAAGATTTTAAAATTAAGAGTGGTTTAATCGTTGAAGGTACAACAGCGACAGTTAACGGTTTTGACGTTCTTACAAAGAAGACAGCAGATCAAAATTATATTATTGATCTTATTGGTGGTACAGCAACATCTGCTAA